CAAAGATAAACGAATCTGTAGTAATACCAGTAGTAACAGCAATACCAGTGACAGTGCTAAATCCTACAATAAAATCTGCAGTAAATGATCTACCAGAAACAATGGTTTCTCCAATTCCCATTGGTTCTCCATCAATTCCAATCAATGTTGAATTTGGTGTATAGATTAATTCTTCCCCAGTTTCAAAGAAATGGTTATCAATGGAGAAAACACCAGTTGCTCTGTTTAGGACATTAGAGTCATTTGGATTGAAAGTCTTTTCAAAGATTGGAATTCTATTATAGTTTAGATCAAAATCTAATTTATCCTTACCAAATTCATTAACAGATCCATAGAAAGCATTTGTTATTCCTTCAACACCATTTCCATAAGTTAGATCTTCTGGCACATTAAATTCATCAATATCTGTGTAGATGAACTGATTGAATGTTTGTACGACCAGATTGTCGGAAGAATAATCAGAATCTGGATAGAATTTAACAATGACATCAGTTCCAACCATTTCGGATCCAAATGTTCCAATTCCAGTTCCAGAACCAACACTTAAGAATTGTGAATGTTGAATATTTGTTCTGGTTTGATCTGCGACAACCAGTAAGTTGTGCAGTGCCACTGTCGAACCAGCAGAAACCTTAACAATTGACTTTAAGGTAGAATCTAAAACACTATCAAAACTAATGATTGTTGAAATGCCAGTAGTTATTTCATATTGAGAATCAAGTCTTGCTGTTCTTTCTGTTCCGTCAATCTGCCCATCAACAGTATATCGATAAGTTCCAACTCCAGCAGTTGTAGATCCAATACCAACAACTTTTGTTTTTACTCTTACATTATTGTTACTATTATCATTCTTAAATGATAATGAAAGAACTCCTCCACTAACATTTAAACCAAATGATCCAATAGATCCAGAAGAAGTTGAACTATTCTGTGTATCAAAATAGAACTCTGATATGTAAGTATCCGTTCCATCATAATGTCCAGCAACTTCAAAATAGTTTGATTGGTTTGTTACTACATCAGTGACCTGTGCAAATGCATAAACAGTATCATATAGTGCTGCTTGAGACTCAAACACCGTGGTGCTTACTCCAAGCAATCCGCCACCACCAGATGGTCCTACATTTTCAGTTGTTCCTGAAAGTCTGGTAAATCCAAATTCAGTAAAACCAATACCAATACTAAATGGATCATTGGTGAAAGATTCTCTGTATATCTTCAAGTTGTAGTTAAAATCATTTGCATTTACTGGAGTAAATCTTAAAATTGGATCTCCAACATCACCAAATGCACCACCAAAATCTCCAAGTTTTTGATCAGTGAACAGGTCTATTTTGTTTAAAGTATATGTATTGTTATAGTCATTAAGAACAACAATTTCACTAACTTGAGTACTTTGCTTATTCTCGTCCATAACTTGGACTAAGAATTTAGAATAGAAATCCGTGATAGGATACTCAATAGTATCTGTAAAAGTATCTTTGTTAAATTCTGAACTAGAGAATCTTCCACTTATATCGTCAATTTGTAAAACCCTGTTAGATCTACATTCAACATAATCAGATAATTTCTTATTCTTGAATGTAATAAATCTAGATGATGTGCTAGTTGGATCATAATCAAGTGCTAAATCAAAATTGTTGATTGTATCAACTCTTCTTTCGGAAACAAAATCGAGAACGGGTAAAAGAGATATTGAAGATGCGATAGAAACATTTGCCTTTGAAGTAATCTCCGTGTCTGCAAAGTTCTTAAGACCTGTTGGGTGAACTAATTGGTTCACCTTATCACGCATTTTCTCCCACTCAATCGGACTCTTAATTGTATATGAGAGATTTTGATAATAGTCATTATTTGCAAGAACTTGCAAATCATAATTCAGTTTACCGACATCATCTTTCCAATCTAGTTCTTTTTTATTGGAATAACTTACATCAAATCTACTTTCATTCTTGTAAATGTTATCAATGGTTGCAAAGTTACCTGAATTAATTCCTTTAATTCTGTCACCAATTTTTATTTCATATTCTCCAGTAACCTTAATAAAGTTCTTTCTAACTAATTCTACATTTAAATCTGTTTGAACATTATTTACGCTTAAAGATTCGCCATCAAAGAAGACACCTGGAACTCTATCAATTTTAAATACTGGATAATTCTGATTTTTAACAATTGAGTTAAATGTAGTTTGAATTGTTACGGGTGTTCCAGCGTTTTCAGTATATTCACTAATATTGTACTTAAGTATTGCTGGATTTGAATTTGTGTACTCAACAACTTCAAAGAAATTATATCCATTATCAGAGGAGTTAAATCCAGTTCCTGGTGATGTTACATTTCCTAGAGCATCAGTGAAGTTTTGTTTTTGAATTCCCTCAACAAAAATTCTATCTCCAACATTAAATGGTGGGTTAATAAAACCATCAATAGGAGGAGTGCTCAATTCACATTCTACAATTCCACCAGTATATGATAAAACTCTCTCAATTTGAACACCATTACTATTGTTTACAGTGAAAATTCTATGGTCAACATCATCTAGTCCTTTTGGTTCTTCGACAACATCAACAGAAACAATAGTATTACCTTTAAAATTGGCAACTAATAGACCACTATCTACAATACTTCTGTCGTAGAGATTTACAATTATCAACGTTGGCGCAGAAATATAATTCTTACCACCATCCAAAACGGAAATGTTTTGAATCTTTTGAGATCCTTTCAGTGATAAAACTGTTGGTACTTCTGCATTAGGTCTGAGTGTTTTGTCAGAAGCATATTCAAATCCTTCATTAAGGATTCTATATTCATTGATTTTACCAATGGTTTCAGTATTTGCTCTTAATACTGCATTTGATCCAACACTAGTGGAAGATCCTGTTGTTAAACCAACAATCCTTGGAAGAACTTTATAGTTAAAACCACTAGAAATAATGTTAACTTTTTTTATTGGTCCAGCAGCATCAATAGAAGAAGTATCATATTCAATAGCATCACACTCGGAAGATGTATAAGATAATTTTTCTGGAACTTCATCTAAAGAAATGTCAAATGTAGTCGCTCCAATACCAAAAACTTTATAAGATCCATTATATAAACTATCAACATATAATATTTCCGAATAATCTTTTACGTCGGTATCTGGATCAACTAATACACCATCCTTTTCTAATGAATAGTATAGTTTAGTTGGTAGTGAATCATCATAGTTAATGGTAATAGAGGTTGTTGATCCACCAACTACAGTTTCTTGAATATTAAATGTATTTGTGGATCCAGTGGAAACAAACTCACTCTGATAATTTTGATCATAAAATAGTTTAAATTTATAATCAAACAACGATGAATCGGAAACATCCACAAAAATCTTATTGTTATTTGTGATTTTCAGTTGTGGATTGATAAGACTCAATTCCTGCTCTTTACCGCCAGTGCTGGCAATACTTACCGTTAATGGAGGATTTGAGTTTACATCATTAAATGTTTCGGATAATTTGATATTATCACTATCAACTTTGTAAACATAGTAACTACCAGTTGAAAGACCACTTGCAACTAAGTCTGAAGAATTATAGAAAACTTTTTCTCCAGAAGTAAATCCATGATCCTTAATATAGATTTGATCAGTGCTTGTGTTAATTCTGTCAGAAGTAAATCCAACAGTGTTTACTAGTAATTTTTTATTTTCTTGATTGTATTTGATCCTGATCGATTCTGAAGATCCAACACCAACAGTGAGTTTTGGTTTGATGTGTAATGAAATTTCATCATTGTCAGAGAGACCATGAATAGTTGATATTGAAACAGTTGCTTTAATTCTTTTTGCAGTAGCAGTTAATTCTACATAATTTGTTTCTAAACTATATTCATAATTATCAGATCCATTATTTGTAAAGAATAATCCTCCTCCAGATGTTGTCAAACCAACCAAAGTAGTTAATCCAACAAAATCTTTAGATTTATTAATAACGTATACATCTTGCGATGAACCAGAACTTGGTAAGTCAAAAGTTGAACCACCAGAAGTATCTGATACAGTCAATGCATTAGACGATGCTGGTATTGTAAGCGTCAATCTCTGCTTATCTTTAAATGGGTGATTTGGAATGTAAATACTTTGAGATGGAACAGAAATTACTTTTGGAGTGTTTCCAATGTAGTAATTAATTGAAGTTTCTGCACCAGTGTTTATTCCAACACCAACAGATTCAACTGGGTTAAAGTAAATTTTTGCATTTCTTGTTGATTCAAAATATTCAGTTTCTAGTGGAATTGTAAAAGAATCTGCAAAATAATCAATAATATCGCCAGAGGTATGTGCTGTTCCAGCAGCACCCCTCTTAACTCTTAAGATATTATCAGAATCAAAACGGTTAAGAACCGAAAGCATTTCAGTACCAATACCGATTGTTGTTCCAGAACCAACATTAACACCAATAGATGAAACGTAAATGTCCGTTACCAGACCAACATTAGCAGGAATGTCTTCAGAAAGTGCAGTTCTTTCTGAAGAAACCCCGATAATATGAGATCCAAGAAGATCTTCAACAAAGGTTGAAATTCCTGAAATTGTAATTGAATCTCCAGAATTTAATGAATGATAACCTGAAGTATAAACTCTTAAAGATTGTTTATCCTGCCAAGTTATAACAGTATTTTCAAAGTTATCATAAGTGGTCTGAACATTATTGACATTGAATCCAGATATTCTCGAAACTTTTGCGGATACTCCTCCACCACCAGTTCCTTCATTTTCAAAAGTTAGTAAATTACCTATCTTATAGTCTTCTCCTGGACTTATAACTGTTACCGAACTAATATCACCTTCTGAAACAGATTCAATGTTAGTAATTTGATTAAAGAATTCATTAGATTCTATTATAAAATCATTTCCAGAATTTTCTTGATCGATTCTATATGGGAATGTGTTTCTAACTAAACGAGAGTTATTAAAATCAAAGGATTGGTCTAAATCTTCAACTACTGGTTTTGATCTAAATGAATCTCCAATAAAATATGGGAATTTAGGTTCTAGTTTTCCACTAGGAGATGCAGTTGCAACGCCAACATAGTAAGCATAAACTCCATTTGGATATTCTGGAGTTTTGGCAAATCTTCCATTGTGTTCATCAAGATTCCCATTGTTAGTGTACTTGAAGTCTTCTGTAAAGAATCCTAGGGGGAAAGTTGATGTTGGTGGTCTATTATATACGTTTTGTGGAGAAGACTCATATCCTGGTTTTAGGATGACTATCTTTGAGTTATTATCTTCTGGATCAGAATAACCAAAAGGTCCATAAATTGGGTTTCCGTCGATTGCCCATCCAATTACTCTAGAGTGTCCAGTATTTTCGTTTGGATCTAAAAATTCTTCCCCATCTCTATCTGTAGAGTAACCAACGATTCCATAGGAAAGATCCTCCCCATATTCTGTAAAAATTTCATCGGAGAATCTTTCCTGATTATTGATACTTAAGTATCTAACATTGGATTCAATAACTGCATTTTTTCCTGGTGGTATTACAGAAATTGATGTATTTTTATCTTCATAATTTACGCCCTGATTAATAATAATTACATCCTTGATAACACCATCAACAACAGATGCTCTTAATTTTGCTCCAGATCCTGTTCCATTAACTGTCAAATCAGGAGCAGCATTATAATATTTTCCACCATTTTGAACTTCAACTGCAATAATTTTTCCAGCCTTTAAAATTGGTTTTAGTTCGGCACCAACACCATTTCTAACAGTTACTGAAGGATTCTTGTGGAAGTTTAGAATGTCTGAACCATAGTTGGTTCCTTTTTCATAGAGATATGCATCAACGATTTCTCCTCTAACTTGTGGAGTAGCAGTAATAGTACCAATAAATGAACCTGGAAATTCTGCATTGATTTCAATTTCAATTGGTGGATATGAGAATGTTTGATATCCACTACCTGTTGTTTCAAGTCTTACAAATTTCTTCCTATCATAATCAGTAGTTGCTGCGCCAACAGTTCCAGCATCTGCTAGTTGGAAATCCGAATCATTTAATCTGATTACTCTATATTGAGATGTTGAAGAAAGACCTGATATTGCCGATTCCTCAAATGAGTAATTTACAAGATCTCCATCTTTAAATCCATGGTTGGTGAATGATATTCTATTAAATTCTGTCGATATGCCAGTTGGTTTTACTTTTAGAGATCTATTCTCATATCCACTTCCAGGATCAATAACTCTTATTTCAGAAACTACATCTTGTGCTTCAAATAATCTGAATTTATGAGTTCCACCAGTGTTTATTGTAGTAAATCCAACAGTATTAATTCCCGCCAGATAATCTTGCTCGGTTTCATAGAGATAAATTGCTCTGGTGTTTATAACTTCTGGATAATATGTCGCACCATTTACCAGATATCTACCTTGATCGGTGTTTGAGAACTTGAATGACCCAATACCAAGCGGTTGATTTCCAGATGGGTTATATACAATTCTTTCGCCACTTTCTAAATTGTGTCTTTCGGTAAAAGTAATAGTCTCATTGTTGATATCTACACCACCAGTCGCTGCTAAACCAACCTGTGTGCCGTTGAAATCAATCTCTCTATACTGTTTACTCAATACGTGTTGTAACTTTGCTCCTTGCCCATTTCCACCCTTTATGGTGGTTGATAATACACGATTAACACTAAAGTTCTGTGGATCAACCAATACACTCTTTACAGATCCACGAACAACTGCTTGTGCTAGAGCGGTTGTTCCAACTCCAACTGGACCAGGAATAACTATGGATGGTGGATTAATTACATCATAATCATCACCACCATTATAGATTCTCAAAGAATCTATTGGACCGTAGTAAACCCTGTCATTTGTTTTATAGTTAATAATATCGACACCATTTACCAGTTTGCCGATAGTTCCAACTTCTGTTGGAGAAGTCCCACCTTGAATATTTGTCTCAAGAGGGAATTTTGTCAGTGTTTTCTTGGGAACTAACTTTTTATTATAATGTTGTAGTAGAGTAAAGTTGTGATTAGAATTTTCGCCATATCTACCAAACTCAACAAAACTTTGTGTTGCTACAAAAGATCTTGCATTGAATAATCTTATTTTATTTTTTCTGCCAGACTCTTCAATAACTTCGACATAATAAGTTCTTCCAAAAACCAATTCTGGGATAACTTCATTATCACCATGATAAACTATGGCATCTCCAGTAATGAATGGTACATCATCCGTAAAGGAAAGAACCGAATATAAATCGGTTAGAGGATTATAATTCTGGAATATGTCATTAAGGTTTGAGGATGGTGTTAAAGTAATTTTCGCAGTAGAAAGTTTCTCATCAATCTCATATCCTGGAAGTGAGTTTGATGCAACATACATGTAGTCATCTTTTTCACTATAAGTATTTTGAATATTTGCAATTATACTAGATGCACTTATTGGAGTGTTGGAAGAAGATGCATATGTGTACTGCCTTCTAACACTCAACCTTCTATTAGCAGCGACCCCAGTAACATTCTTATCGAGTTCAATTAAAGATCCATTAATAGAAGTTACAGTCGCATCAGATACAACAATATTTTCAGAATTTCTATCTAACACATCAACAATATCATTTACCTTAAGGCTAGATTTGTCCGGTGCCTCAAATAAAGTTAATTGGTTATTGTTGAAAGAATTTACCTCATATCGTGATCTAACGTTGTAAATCCATGTATTAAATGAAAACTCTTTTGTATTCTTATTATTATTTTTTACTTTATCTCCAAGATTTTTGACGGAAATATTATCTCCATCCAATAATAGAGTAAACTCATCTGGATTTTCGATTTCAGAAAGAACACCAGTGACTCTTAATTCAACTCTTTTTGACAATTCGCCATTCTCATATCCATAAATGATTTGATTAGAACGAATATCAGATGCTGGCGTTATTGCCGAAGAAACTCCATCACAACCGAAAAACTGGTTAATACTCTTGTCAGTATACGTAATTGTATTTGATCCAGTAATTAATGTGCCCGAATCGGGGAAACCAACTGTACTATCTACAGTGATTACTGAAGAACCAATAGAAACATTGTCAGAAACTATGGATTTAGGAGTTATTCTAAAAGTACCTTCAATTAAACTCTTTTCATCATATCCAGAGAAAAGTTGAACTTTATAAAAAGTTTTATTATTTCTTGTTATAATTTCAACTTCAGAAACTGGACCTGTGGCAGAATCATCAATGTTTCTGACCATTTGACCCACTAGTTTTAATGGATCTCCAGAAATTCTTTCTGTAACTAATACTTCTCTTCTAATAAATTCTGCATCAGAAGGTTTCAATAAAAAATCTTCAAGATTTATGACTTTTGGTGTAGTTCCGTATAAGACATTGAAGAGTATTCTAAAGGACTCATCAGTTCCTTTTGAAAGATAGAAACTGCGAGCATTCTTTATGAAGTTATTAACATCAATTTCCGATACAAAATCAACATCTTCAAAACCTGGTGCAAGAAGATACTTTAATTTTTTATAGAATTCTTTTAAAAATAAAGCACTTAAATTGTGTACTCTGGTATTATTGTGGTGTGATGATGAAGATGATGATGCGAAAACTAACTCTTCTGGGTTTGTTTCATTCCTGTAACTAGTAATTCCACTAAATCCGCGAACACATCCAGTAAAACTATTAGTTGTAATTCCAGTATAAGTGATTATTTCATCATTAAGTTTAAACAGACCATACTGTTTTGGGAATCCTTTCGTTGATCCAACATAAATGGTATCATCGCTATCAGTAACTGCACTAGTTAATGAAGTAATTCCAGTTATAACTTCTGGGGAAAGGTTATTTAAATTCAGATATTGATCTAAATTCTCTGCAATATCTACTGGACCTCCCTGATATTCTTGGGAGACGTAGTATTGCTTTAGAAAATCGACAGACTTAGGTGACTCGCTAAGTAAAAATTCTGGTAACTGATTCTCAATAATTTGCTGTATTTTTACCCTAGCGTCAAAACCAGTTGTAATCATATCCCCTTATTACCTCGTTAGTTTTCCGTTTGAATAGCTTGATCTTACTGGGTAATCGACTCCAGAAATTTGCTCTCCGGATGCTATAGTATCCTTAACCATATTTATAGTGCTTTTGCTAACATCAAAGACAAGATATAGGTCTTTGAGACCGATGACATCATTTGATTCTGGATATGCCTGAATCTCAATAATACCTCCATCAATAGAGGTAGAAATTATATTAATTGTATTGACTAAGATTTCACCTTTGATATAATCTACAGTTCCAATTGATTTTTTAACAATTTCATATGTGTTTGGATCTAGTGTTGGTTTAACAACGGAAAGAATTCCAATATCACTGTCTTCTGATGATACATCAACAAAGTAAACGGTATCTGCTTCACCTGCAATTCTAAACCCAGTACTCTTAATGTTATAAGATCCTATAGTTTTATGAAATTGATTACCAAAACATATTTCATATTGTGCAAAAGTGTTTAGTACGCAATTAATATTTCTCCTCATTTTCACGCGAGTGATGTTCGATGTAATCGATGTATCAACATTATCAATGACTTGAAGTGCTTTACTATACTTGAATCTGCCACCAAACTTATTCAGATCTACAGATTGTGAATACTTGTCTAATGCGGAAACAACTCTTGCATTCAAATCTTGTACATTGCTTACTCTAGATGAGTTATAGAAGACATCACTATCAACTTCAACATAAAGTAGTTTTAGGTCTATAATTTCTTGGTTTATTCCAGAAACCGAATATTGCTTAAGATCATTTAGAATTTCTGTCTTTGTAAAATCGGAAATAGAAATACCATTCTTTGGTTTGATACTTAAAAGTACCTTTCCAAACTGTGGTGGATCTAATTCTTCACCACCAACCACAGAAACCGATTCTGTGTTTGGATATATTTTCTGAATAATCGCTTCATAATCTCTTGCAGTGACAGCACGATATTGTGAAGAATATACCCTAGGAGCAAAGTACTTGATAGAATCTATAGATTCTATGCTGCTTCCCCCCGAAGCACGGTTCACGGTGCTTACAGATACCGTTCCCGAAGGAGTTACAAGTATATCACTACTATCGGTTGTAGTTCCTGAATAAGAGAATAGTGAAGGACCATTTCCATCTGCACCATCAGTTGTAATATAACTGACTTTAATTGTTGTTCCTGTTTCTATTTTCTTTCCAATAATTCCATCACCGAATAAAAGTTCATATTTTTCATCGGCAATTTCTTGTAACAAATAAATTTCAGAGTTTGAATCTACTGTAAAAATATTATCGACCTGCTTATACTCACGAGTTCCAACTTTAACAACAATTGTACTCGTATCAATATTTGGATTATTTAAAATAAATCTTTGATTGGTTGAATTATCAACTACGAATTCTTTGGTGAGGTAAATCCCCTGATAAACTTCAATATTATCAAATGATGCAGATCCATTGACATTGTTTCTTGTAATGTCTTCTGGTACGGAGAACGTATATGAGGTGTTGTCAACCGCTCCAACACACACCAAACCTGCCTTAAGTATTATCTGTGCCGAAGTGCTTGAAGAAGCAATATTGAAGGACACAACTGCCTTTGCGGCACTTCTAGAACGAGGAACATATCCAACATTTCGCGCTAGAGAAACTACATTCTCTCTCAATGTTGCCGAATCCAAGAAGGATTCGTTGACAATCATGTTCGAGTTGAATGCAGTAATATAGGTATTATATGCAAGCGTATCGATTAGGACAGAAAAGTTCGATCCCTCAAAGTCAAAATCCGTGAAAGTCGAATTTGCACGGAGATAATCCTTGATGGATGTCTTTATCTGATCAAAATCTAGATTTGTAAACTTTGTAAAAGGCATATTATCTTGTTGCCTCTAGGATATATGAGAATTGTTGGCGTGGAACTTCTAATCCCACAATGGTAAAGGTAACAGTAATCTCAAAAGCATTCAAATCTGGTCTAGGATCCACTACAACACGTGGATTTTCGACTCTTGGTTCATAATTTTGTATCGCAATTTCAATTTGTTTCTGCAAAACTGATGCCGTACCAAAATCTACGAAGTCAAATAGACTCGTTTTTACATCGGCACCAATTGTGGGGTTAAAAAATCTCTCGGTTGGAACAGTTTGAACCAAATTACGAATTGATCTTTTAATTGCATCCTCATTTTTAAGTACGAGAATATCCTTCGTCACTGGATGCATGTCAAATGACAAACTTATATCCTTAAATGCTCTGGATATTCTCTGTACCGCCATTTATGAGGAGAATTTATGTATTTTTATTTATACCTTCATCCAGAAATCTTACCATAATATGGTTCTGTTCCATAATCCCAGTCATCGTAGTCCTCATCATTACGAATTTTCTCATGAATTTCGTTTTGATGTACAAAATCGTGCTTTTTGGGTGTGATATCATCATTTGCAATCTCACGAAGCATCTTTTGATGCTGATGATTGCCCAAATTATCCAAAAAATCGCTTTGAGGAGTCATTTTTTCGTCTCTGTAGTAATCTGTAACAAGTCTTGTGGTTCCCCACATCTCTCTCATGTAGTTTTTATCTCTGTCAACGGGTGAATTTGCCATTTTGCTCCTGTTTTTGGTAAAACAGAACTTTTTAAGGGGTTTCTATCCCTTTTTCGTATTTATTTCACGCTCTTGTGCCGTCTTCCAGTGATATTCATCTTCATCACCCATTCCAAGACGCTCATAACCACATTCTACTTGATAATACTGCGTTGAAACCTTAAAATCGGGCATTTTTGGTTCTGCAGGTGTCAGACTATTATCAAAAATACGGAGTCTGTTGTTTGGATAGAGTGCAAATTGTCCATTATTCAGTTCAATGAGGTTATGAGACTTATGTTCGGCAGGATTTTCACTGGTAGCCCAGTCGACCATGTCTGGATCACGGTGATAATTATCAAGAGTACAAATATATGTACCTTTCTGAATGCCAAAGTCCCGTGTATAGCACTCATAGTCCATACTACCAATGAACTTTTTGTCAATACTGACGACACCATAGTCCATACAGTTCCAAAACTGTAGATTCGGTAGATCCATATCAGGATCTGGAGTCTCTGGTGACGAGACAAAGGCACTAATCGGCAATTTATCGTACATTGCCGCATATTCTGGTAAATAGGTCTCAAAATAAAAAGCACGCCCAGGAATCGACTTTGCCGAAACCCAGACGCCTTTTACAAATTCACCATGTCCACTTTGATGGTCTGTTAGATATTCTTTACGAACCCATACTTCAATCGAAGGAAGATTGGTGATTAAACAACTCATAAGACTTCATTAACTGTCTTATTTAACCTTTGCCTTGTCCGCGATACTTCTTACGTGCTTTATTACGAGACGACGCTGCGTACTTCGTGTGTTGACCCATGCCTTGACGAGACTTTTTAGGAGCCCCCTCCACATAACCGCCACCTTTACGACTTGCCATAATGATTCTCCAAATAAAATTAAATAACGCGAGTTTTTTCGTGACCGACTCTGATACGAGGATCACACCAAATCTCAAATCCTGCCTCTTTCGCATCGAGACAGAAAGAAACATCCTCACCGCACATATCTTGCACTTCTCCTGATTCGAAGACTTGCATTTTCGGTGCGAACCAGGGATACTTCATTTCAGGGTGCTCGAAGACTCCCTTCTTAATCAGTAACCATCCGAAACCTGTATAATCAACAGTGAAGGGTTTGCGACGCTTTGCAATACTCTCCAGAGTTTCATGATTCATCACACCCCCATTGCCTCGGAAGTCATCCTCCTCCAACCAATGAGCAACTGATGTGGTATGACCATCTTCGGTACAGTACCAACCAGCGGCAATGTCTTGCTCCATCAGAACCAACTGCCAGAACTTTTCGGAGTTAAACACAATATCACTATCAATCCATAGTTGATAATCATAGTGCAACTTTCCGTCCCATGGCAATTGATCAGGACCACGAAGGACATTTGCTCCAAGACACTTGCATCTTGCAAAGTTCACCATGGAACTATAGTCTTGTGAAATCTGAATACTTGCCCCTGCCTGAACCAAATCAAAACAGAGTTGTACGAAATTCTTTAGGTAAGTATATGAGACTCCACGACCTGGTAGACAAAATACGATGGATTTTCCTTTCACCATCTCTTTTGCTTTATCGTAGTCCCATTCTGCCTCTTTCTTGGCAACTGGTGCCTTTGCTTTTACAGTGAATCCTTTAGACATAAGATAATGTGATTACATCAGTGATCATAACGTATTATGTAGCGATTGTCAATCACTCCTTTATTTCTGTAATGATAATACAATCGCCCTCGACTTCCATATTGACTTCCGTGCCCTCGTACCATCCATACTCATTCAAAATCCATTCGGGTATCGTAATATAATACTCCCCAGTCACTGGATCGACTTCTACGGTCGTAAAATTTTCCTCCGGATTTTTTTGCATATCATTGAACTTGTCCATTGATTTTATATAGCGAAAAAAAATTTTATGGTGCCATGTAAATTTAGCTGCCTTCCGTAACA